AGTGGTGTGGACACGCCACGCATAGCCGGCACAACCTCTATTAGCAGAGCGTAACCAAACGTAGACAGGGGAAGTGGTGCTTCCAGCTTGATACGTAATGAGTATCGGATATGTACCACCCTGCGCAAATTTACCTGTAAGTCCTGCTTCTTCTGCAAGGTCTTTGTAATAATCCCAATCTTCTCCTTCAACTCCTGCAAGTTGTGGATTAATATACATTTCTTGCAGTGATGGAAGGAATATCTTATCATATGTTGTTTCAGTTGTGTTTGTGAATCCTTCTACAGTATTAAGTGCAGTTACTACAGGAACTTCTTCAATAATATTAAGGAAGTCTTCACTGCATCCACCAAGGAATCCACGCATAGTTGCCGCTTGTGCAGGAGGTCTATCCCAACCATTCTTTGGAATCCACCAAGCACCAGCCTCAGATGTACTATTAAGATATTGTCTTATAGCAGATTCTGACCATCTACCAGAACCATATACAACTCTTGAAATAGCATTAAGTAAACCATTAGTTCTTTGTGCGCTTACATTACCAATAGTACCAAGATTTGTACCATCTGTACCATTAGTAGTTGTACCACTTTGTTTTGATGTAGTAGAACCTTGTGCATAAACATTCCAAGCTCTATTATTAGTTGGATTTATATTATAGTCTGTACCACAATTAATAAATATCTGGTCACCTTCAACAAGGTCTTCAGTAAGTGTAAACTGAATTGCTTGTCCAACAACCCAACCATTACCATAAGCAGAACCAATAGCAATATTATATGTACCAGCAGTTAAAAGGTTTTCAGAATCAGCATACCAAATAGCTTCTGGAGCATCAAATGGCATTCCATCAGGAATAGCATAATGCCATTTTAAAAACATATTTCCACCCTCATCATAATGTACTACATCCCATGGAGCAGAAATATTTGTGTTTGCATCTTTAGCCCAAGTTTCAGTGATTCGAGAACCTACTGGATACTCGTGCTGTGCAACGCCATCTTCTACAAGCCTCTTTAATCCATGCCAGTCATGAGTTGTCCATCCATTAGCAAGGATATCTGTATAGGCTTCAATGTTATTGACCTTATCATAAATCTTAAGTAAGGTCGCTTCTGTACCGACTTTGCCCATTTATTTTCTCCTTTTATTTTTAATCAACTTGATTTAAATCACCATTTTCATCAAGATAAAACCCAAGATGATAATCAGCATATTGTTCTTCACCAGATTTAATATTCTCAAAAATATCACCAACAGCTTTTGCATCAGCAAATCCACCACTTACAGTAAGAGTAGCATCAGCAGTTGGTTTATTCTGAATATAATCATCTTTAGAACTATCAGTCTCATTCCAATTAGACTGAACATTAACTTCAGCACCAGTGGCGATACCATCAAGTTTTTGTTTATCACTTACTGACATAAATCCAGCCACTGATGTCGTAGCATTTGTTGGTTTGTTTTGAATATATGCATCAGATGAAGTATCAGTTTCACTCCAATCTGACTGTACATTTACTTGCGCACCATTTGCAATACCATCGAGTTTATTTTTATATGTATTAGTAAAATCATTTGTAGACAATCCCTTACCAGAAACTTTATCTACTTTATCATATAATACTTTTCCAACAGTTACTTGTGTCCAATGTGCCGCATTCCACGCTTCTGGGGTAGATATTGTTGTTGTACATTTATACAATGTATTATTATATAAACAATACTGCCCTATAGAATATCTTGCACTTGAACTATACACTGCGGCAATATTACCTGCGACATTTGAACCAAGATTTGAGGCACTATATTTATGTGTGCCATTAGTCGCATTATCTACAACTATATAATCACCATCTTGGAGAGAGGTAATCGGTTCAAGATTAATAATTCTTGTAGACATTCTATTAACTCCTTATCTATATTTGTTAGGGACATTAATGCCCCTAACAAATCATTTATTTTTTAACAGTTTTAGCCGCCGCTAAAGTTTTCTCTCCGACAAGACCATCGCCTTGCCCTTTACCCATAACTTCTTCTTGGAATTTCTTAGTCCATTTTAATGTATTATCACCAAAATATCTATCTAAATTACCAAGTTGTCCATCATAATACCAATTAAGAAAAGCTTGCCACTGTCTAACTCTATCACTTACTTCACCATGTCTTAATATGGCAGTGGTTTTTACAGATGAGTTAAACCTATGAACCCTTGGGAACTTTTTATAATTATCATCAGTTAATGTTCTGACTCTAATAGAATTATTCCATTTAGTTGAACCCTTTTTATTATCATCTCCACTACCTGCTTCAACAATTTTACCATTGCCAATATAAAGCGCAACATGCGTATCACGACAAAGTACATCGCCCTTCTTTAATTTAGATTTAGCAGGATGTCCAAGATTAGTAAACAATGAAGATTTATCATACCCACCACCTTTACTAAATCCCCAAGATGAACCTTTCTGACAAATTTCCAAAGCCTTTGGAACACAACCACCATGCGCCCAACAAGCATGTACGAATGGATTACAACAATATGTTTTCTTATAATCTACAATACCCTTCTTAGAGCGTCCACCTTTATCAGTATTTGTATTACAAAAATAACATCCATTATGATGAGCATTAATCGTCTTAGATTTATTGGTATAACCATAATGGAAACTATTATCTCCTGCAATCCATATACCAAAAGCGACAGCATCATTAATTACTTCGGCATTGCTTTTCTTTAATGTAAGTGTAGGCAATGTCCCACTATATGTTTTCTTTGTTATATTATTTTGCGATTTAAGAATTTCATTAACCTTTGCTTGAACTTTGTCATAATCATATCCAGCTTTAATTAATCTCTTTTTTCTGTCATCACCAGTTCCCCATTTACCATTAATAACTTCTTTAGCAAGTTCTTCGATAGATTTCGTATTTACTACCACATAATTTACATCAACTACATTATTCTCATCTGGTTGTACAACATAATCTATTTGTATAGCATTAAAATCTTTATAACACCAACTTACATCCGTCTTACTTGCAATACCACTTACAGCTTCAGATGAACTATATTGCCACATATCATATGCGCCTTTATATTCACATTTCTTATAATACTGAGCAACCCATTTAGTATGTTCAGCCGTAATATTTCCAATCTTATTATTAAACCAATATAAACTTGCATAAACACCTGGAATATATCCAGCGTTTTTAATAGATTTGCAAAATGCATTACATACAGAAGCTAATGTTGCTTTAGAACATTTGCTTTGATATGTATTATCTTCCATATCTATATAAACAGGATATGTAAGCTTCTTACCCTTAAGATGTTTAATTACAAATTCAGCTTCGGTTTGTGCTTTTGCCGTAGTTGTAGCAAGAGAATAATAATATACACCAACTGGCAATCCAGCAGAAATAGCATTGGCATAATTATGTTCAAATACACTATCAATAGTAGGTTTCTTTGAAGAACTACCAGTATATCCTAATCTAAGAATTACATAATCAACGCCACTTGCCTTGGCTTTCTTAAAATTAGTTACACTAATTTTATCTTGCCATGCTGAAATATCTATACCTTTCCATTTGGTTTTAACAGCTTTAGTTGCACTTGATGTAGATGTAACTTTATCAAATGCTTTTGCGGCAGTTAAAGAACCAGCCCCAAATAAACCATCAACAGTAATCTTACACTTTGTCTGAAATGCTCTGACAGCAGTATCAGTTTTTGCTCCAAAATCACCATCAACCACAAGTTTAGAATTCATTGCCCAATTAAGAAATTGCTGAAGCTTTTTAACTTCTTCACCTTTATCTCCCATTTTCATATAATTTCTATATGATTTACCATTACCATTATAACGAATGATAACTTTAGCTGTATAATTTTTATATGAACGTTCCTTAATCTGATTAGCAATTACATCTTTTGTCCACTTACTTTGGTCATTATAAATTCTTGTACTATCAATAACAGTAGTACCACCTGGGTAATAGAATACATGCTCAAACGTATTACCAGAAAACTTCAAACATATATCTCCAGCTTTCCATTGACTTTTTGGAATATTATTCTTATTTCTAATTATTGTAATATCTTTAATACCTGTATATTTTTTAGCAAGTTTTAATGCGTCCGCATCTGTTTTAGCTTCAAGTAAATACTCGCCAGTACCATGTGGGCCAGATATCCAATGACAATTACAAATATTTCCTAACGCTCCACCATGATGCCATACAGCCGCACCAAAACCAATGCAATTCCAGCCGAAATGTAAACTATCTTTATTATAATCAAGCTTACTACAAATCGGACATTTATGAGATTGTGCATTACTTTGATTCCATAAATTATAATGATATCTATTATCAGATGCAATTTTTCTTGCCCATGCATTCATATCGGCTATAACATCAGCACGAGTATATGATGTTTTTATATTAGGAAAACTTCCTGTATATTTACTCATAACATCACCCCCCCCTAATGTTTCTCTGATTTACCAACAGATTTTGCCTTGGCAATAGTCTTTGGGCCAGCAACACCATCTTGAGATAAATTATAAATTCTTTGGAAATCTAATGTAGCAGACTTTGTACAAATACCAAAAGCACCATCTATATCAAGATTATAATTTCCCCACCAATTTAAGAAATTTTGCCATCTCTTAATATTAGTTTTCGTACCAGTTTTAGTGCTTATGGTTTCTGTAGGATATTTACCGCTATAAAGTTTAGCTTCAACATCAATACCAATAAACTTATCTTCGGATGCATTAGCAGACCATACTTGCGGAATTAAACCTTTCATAGTTGTTTCATAACAATACCAACCATCATGATGTCTACCGCCACTATCTTTACAATACAAATAATGTTTATTTCCAACCTTTTTATAATCGGTGAAAGCCACATAATGTCCACCACTTGTCCAGGTAACACCACCTCTTGAACCACCTCTAAATAAGATGACCCCAAGCTTATGCTTCCTTTTTTCAAGAGTTTCCCAAAGACTATTCATTGTGGCATGATTAATAACATTAAATCCATAATGTTGTAAAGTTTTTGTAATTCCTGCCCAAGTAGTACCATTACCATATGTGGCAAATCCTTGACCAACCATATATGGTCTTACATTTGCAGGTGTATAATTTTTATATTTTTCTAATTCAATAATAACATGAGTACACGCACAACAGCCACACCCATTTCCTGCAAAAGAATATCTTTTAGTAGGATATGGCAAGCTTCCCCATCTTGAATCAGCTTGTCTATATATCTTACTATTCATTTTCTTCTTCCTCTGTTCCTTGTTCTTCTTCGAATATATCATCTACAACTTCTTCTGATTCATTACTTGGTTCTTCAGAATAAAAATATTCTCCAGCATAATCAGAATTTTTCTCGGCTTTAAGTTGTCTTGTTATGCCAGTACCGATACAAGCTTCTTCTGTATAATTCTGATTATAATAAGTTGTTAATGCAGATACAGCAAAATCACTTATTACAGTAAATACAGCCCAAGCTAAAGTAAGCCAAGAAAAACCTAAAGCACCTACAGCCGCAGATACAGCATAGATAGCAGTATTTAAAGACACAGCAATTCTCAAAGCAGTTCTAATTTTCGTACCTTTATCCATATCTTTAACACCTCTTTCTTTTTATAAAATATTAATTATCAATTTGTGATATATCACCATCAGAATCAATATAAAATCCTAAATGATATTTAGCAGTTTCTTCTGTACCAGATTGTAAAATCAAATCAAGATTAACATTATATGCAAACCATTTACTACCATCCCATACATATGTACCAAGATTTTCATCTACAGTATAACAATCACCTTTTGTATTACCACTTGACGGTAATGCACTTATGGTTGCCACAGTTCCTTTATAACTAAACCCTGCTACAATAGCACTAACAGCATTATC